CTACAGCTCTCGTAAAGTATATACCTCCGATGATTACACCCAAATACGATGCGTTTGGAAAAAGGGTCACTACGGCGTCATCGACAACGACGACGATGAACTCGATATTCGCACCGATAAACGAAAGTATTTTATTATTGATATCATCGATTCAACATAAAACATTATGCGATAAAACTGATTTCGTGTACGGGTTTCAATTAGCTACACGAATGGTATCATCAATTGATACAAAAAAAGAAAACAATTCACATCCCAGATGTATTATGATAGATACGTTGGCACATAACTATCGTTTGATTGATGATATTATCGTTAGTATGACCTCATGGAAATTATTATCACAGGATAAATGGTATTACATTCTATATAATGCCATTATACATGAGCAAACGTCGTGCAAAGATATTTTACTAGTTTGACATAGTTATCTTCGGTAATACATCGTATTTGCACGTTGTCTCATTCCGCCAAACATGCTACCGTATGCCGATCCTTTACCTGCACCACCTGATGCAGCATGTGTAAAAGTATCAACGACAAATATAATGAATATGCCTAAAAAGCAATACAAGACAAGTTCTTCGATAACGTGACCTGTTTTTTCGTCCTTCTTGTCCTCTAACATGTGAATGATATAGTTCAACTTTTCAATCAAGGCTGCATTCGTTCCGGACATATTACCATTCGCACCGCCACCGCCACCACCGGCCAACTGATTTGCAAGTGTTTCAGCATAAGGGACGAATTGTTCGTAATACTGTGATGCATATGTGCTTGATTTCGAATTTGTGCTAAATGGCGAGGTTGTCGTATTGGTGGAGGCTGCGTCCTTCTTTGGCGCACCGGCAATTCCGGTTAATTTCTCAAAATATGGCGACACACCTGCAGCGGCGGCGGAAGCGGCGTCCATCCCTTCTAATAATGTGGATGAATACGATGACGATGGATTTAGGGAATTCATTTGGGTTGTTTTGCGAACTACTTGTTGCGGCGATGTTTTGCTAGATACTGTTTCTGCACCCCGAATAATTCCGGAATGTGAGACATTCGTTGAGTAAACACCCATTCCTTGTGCCGGATACGATGGAAGAACAGAAGATGACTCGTCTGGGTCTTCATCACTATCTTCCCCTCCTTTACGATGGATATTCTCGATATAATCCTTGATTTGCTTTATTTTCTTTCCTGCCGATGTTGCAAGTTCGTTCGGCTGATTATTCGGTTGTGTTACTGTTTCTTGATTTCGCGGAATCTTTAGGGTTCGATTTTTCAGGCCGCCGCCGCCTCCTCCACCGCCATTTCGGCGAATATTGGTTTTGGGTTCATTATTGTTGTCATCGGTATATTCCGAAAAACCTAAAGATGTCATGTTCTCCTATAAAAAAATGAGATATTAATTCGGTGAAGATTAACCAAGTTATATACGAAAAATATATTTGTTATGTATATAAGACGAAAATGGTAAAATTGAGCAAGGAACTCACTTTAGGTGTTTTATTGGTGGTTATCGTTATCATGGTTCTTAAGCCCAACCTTCTTGGGTTTTTGTACAATAACGTATTGGGCAAGCTTATCTTTGTCGCAGCTGTCGTGTTTCTTTCGTTGAAGCATACTGCCGCAGGGTTGCTGGCCGTCGTGTTTGTCGCGATTGTTGCTTCGATGAGCGGCTACCATGGATTTGAGGGTATGGCTGTCCCCGGTGAGGAAGAAGTTCTTGAAGGAGAAGAAGGATTGAAAAAGGACGAAAAGAAGTGCGAAGGCGAGGACTGCAACACCGATAAGAAGAAGGAGGGTGCGGATACTCAGACCGACCTAGTGAAAGAAATCAACGAGAAACTGAAGAAGAAGTAAAACGATTCATGCATGAATATGCATGAATATGCATGAATATGCACGAATATGCATATCTTATCCCGTCATGAATCACAATACATATATGTCGTATATATGTATTGAATTATATCTAGTCTAATAATAGTAGTCGTATCATATGGAATTTCAATACTATATTCAGTATATTCTATCATGGATTTATCATAACATGCTTTATACGGATGAAACATTTGCAATTATTCATATCTTACTGTTCATCGGGTTAGTGAGCTTATTCATATATCGTGAATATGTATTATTTACTGTATTATGTATTATTGTAATAGCTGCAGAGTGTTTTCGATTTATGAAAGAGGCGAATGGTGATATCAACACGTTACAGAATTTGTTATCGACAGTATCTGCATCGACGGGAGCATCGGAAGCGCGCGTGTTTGATAAAGATGAACTGACGATGGGGGTTCCGATAACCCGTGAGGGATTTTCTCTCGGCATCCCGAAAATTGTTCATGGCGATGATTCCGGAAAAGACCATCGACGGTCAAATAAATTCATAGAGGAGGACAGTAATGATTTCACGGATAAATACTTTAATAGTAAGCAGTGCTCGATTGGTAGCGGAATTGGCAGTATATCGATGTTTGGCAGTAATGAACTTCTTGAAGGTACAACACGAACCACCGTAATCGGCGGAATCTATGATTTTGATGGAAAATATCAACTAGCATCAGCTAGTGATACTTCATACAACCGTGCGATATATTTCAAGGATTGTGTTTATGAACCAGTATATCGAAGCATACAACGATCAGATGATTTTCGAAAAATAAAAATAAAGATGTATGATGATATCACCACCCATATTATCGATATAAAGAGATGCGTGTCTAGGTTCAATACCGCAATTTTATTCGATACAAGTTCTGATATTACAGCTGATAGAAATAAGCGGTTATCGTTATCGGATATGAAAACAGATGCTACCGCATATACGTTGAATGATGATAATACAAAGACACTCGTCTATGTTTCACTCATTACAGGAGGTACCAACGCAGATAAAATGAAAAACATACAGCCACTGAATAATGGTGCAAATGGTGATAATGCTAGCGACCAGACATACAGTAAACTAATCAATTCGATAAATTCCGACGAACAATATAAAAATAATTACACAATGAAACAAAAATACCTGACTGTGTATAGTAAAGTATATGGCTATCGCAAACGTATCGATGAAATTCTCTCGATGATGCGGTCTCAAACCAAGGACGATGCGGCCAAATTATATACAGTTCGGGTTGATGAGACCATCGTTCAAGAACTGCGAACGATGTTATCGTACCTTACGATTATTGAACGAACGAATGATATTATCAAGTTTGAAAAGGGAAGGGATATTTATGGGAAATTAAACGCAACTACTACTGTTCTGGAGCAAGATTCTCTTAATACTAATATCGATAAAAGTCTGACCGATAGGATTATAGGCGATAATAGTATTTTCAAGATACCGCTTCAGGATGATACATACAATACAAACGACGAAAAACGGTATTTATATGGTATTACGTATTATTTTAATGGAGGCAAGCAGTAATTATTATATAGGAATAATATAGGAATAATATAAGAATAATATAGGAATCAATAGTAGTAGTACTAATAATTAAATTATAAGTATTCAAGGAATGAAATTACGTACCGTCGCAATTTTAATAATCATGGCGTGTATCGTCGTTATCACATCTGCATTTGGAGCTTACCAGGATGGTATTGAAAAAGAAAAAGATAATAACCACGACCGCCTCGTTAAGAACCATGACGCCAATAAGAAAGACCAACCGAAACACAGTAAAGAACTCGTTGGTGCCGCTGGTGCGGGGACTTCGTATAAACAAAGCCACACTCATCTAGATGTATCTGAAAAGGTGGATGGACCTTATGTAAAAGATGGACCAAATTCATACCGTGGAAAAGCCGGCGGTTATGACTTGCGTGATACGTATGACAGCGACGACGAAAGCGACAGTGACAGTGACAGCGACGACGACAACGATGGAAAGCCGATGACCGAGTTTCAGAGGAAAATCAAGTATATAAAAAAGATGTTCGAAGAGATATTTAGTAAGTGGAAGTCCCAAGAGTCAATTATGGCTCCTACCGGTATAGAAGAGGACCTTGATAATCCACTTGGACCGGGAGGGGGCGCGGCCGAAGGGTTCAAAATCCGCGAGAAATTTAAGAAGAGAGCGCGTCAGGGTATGCGACAGCTGAAAAATGCGTTCAGAGGGCGTTTCAATTCATAATAAGAATAAGAATAAGAATAAGAATAAGAATAAGAATAAGAAATAATCTATTGTAATAGTAGTTAGTTATAATGTCAAAGAATAAACGTAGTCGTACAGCGCGTAGATCGCCGACACCAAAGGCACCGTTGGCGAGTCAAGTAGGTGGAGCGGCGGGTGCGTTGGCGGCACCTGGCGGCGGCGGCGTCCCGAAACCACAAGTCGGCGGCGCACCTGGGTCTATTGCGTCATCCCCTCTCATCCCCCCCATCACCCTGAAATCATTTACGGATTTATTTTCCGGGAAAACAAACTTTTTCACACTTCAATCCCCCGCCAAAAATATCATGAACTCGACAGTTCTTACTACGATGCATAATTTCTTCCACAACCTGAATACAAGCACATTTTTCGCCGGTTTTGTTATGCTTATCTTGAATATAGGGTCACGTTATATCAACCTGGATTTGAATTCTTCGACGGAATCATGGATTAAATACTTGATGAGCAAGGAGGTCCTGGTATTCGCTGTAAGCTGGATGGGTACGCGTAGTATTTATTATGCGCTTGTTATTACTGCATGTTTTACTATCATCGCAGACCATCTCATGAATGTAGACAGCAAGTATTGCGTGATTCCGTCCAAGTTTAGAGACTTGCATACGATGACGGAAGAGAAGCACGGGCCTCAGAAAAATGTGAGCGATTTAGAAATTAGCAACGCACTACATACACTAGAAAAAGCGAAGAAGGAGAAGGAAGAAACGGACCATTTAGAATTGGTCAAGTATCACCAGTTGTTTAAAGATGATACATTCGAGTCGTCACAACCGGCGAAGGTCGGAGGTACCAACGGCGCGAAATAGCGTATTTGGTCTAGAAGAAAAATAGAATGAGTATATAGTTAGTATAGTCATTCTATAGTAGGGAGTCTGTATTAAAAGATGTCCTTCGAACCAATAAAAATGTCGCCACCAGTTCCAACTCACAATTTCGGTAGCGATAATCCTTTTCAAACTGTAAAAAACTATATTGATGGTATAAATGTAAATAAATTGGATAATTTAATTGTTCAATATAATGATGTGACGACAACTATCGAAAATAAATTACATACGATAGGAGTGACATCAGTGTCAACCATGACTCATTATGATAAACTTCAAATTCTAAAAAACGATGCACCAATATTATATGCTTATTTAATTTTGTTTATTGAAAATATATTAAAAAAAACTAAACAATTAGAACCTGCATATGAAAGTAGAAAAGGACCCAAAATTGGCCCCGATGACAATTTACGCAATTATTATCACACCGCGAAAATACTATTTGAACAATTAAAACAAAACAATACCGAACAAGATGTTATCGAGACCGTTACTAAAGATGCAACGAATGCATTTATTCCATCCGGTGAAAATCAACAAAGTATAGTAGAACGCGCGGCTGCAAAAGATAAAAATGATACCAGTTCAGCTGAACAGCATAATAGCGGAAAATCCATTTCTTCTGTGATTACAGATTTGACGACCACAATAGATATTGGCGGTAAAAAACAAAGAATGGATTTTGATGTTCAGAATTTTGGTGGGCAGGGAGATTGCCTCTTTCTAACACTACTCGCTTATCTCAAAGTATATCATCCGGAACCACTTAAAATAATACTGAATAATATAAATACAAAATATAAGATCGGTCATCCATATAACGGTTATTATGAAAATATAACTAACGATGCGCGGTTATTAAGAATCGCAATAGCTGAATATGTTGTAATGAACCCAACGAGAAATATTCTATCTCTAAATTCTACTACAGTTCTTACAGAATCATTTAAAAAAGGGCAAACTTTTGGCGAAAGGCTAAAAAGTGACTATTTGCATGGGGCCGGCGCAACTGCAAACGATAATTATTGGAAGCAAATGACTCAGATATCAACGTATGGAACGGAAATCGAAATTGCAGCGGCATCGCAACTATTTAATATAAATATATACGTTGTTAATACACTTGGTTTGGGTGTTGACCAAACATATGTAAATGACCCAACAATACAAAATATGTGTTTTATTTTTAATTATAATAAAGGCCATTATGTAATTTTATGGCCAGTTCCTACTCGTGCAGGAGAGGTACAACCCAGGTGGGCAACGACTTCAAAGGAAGCACAGAGAGCAATAGAACCGCAACCAGTATTTTCAAGAGCGCCACATCGCATCCCCAGCCCCGCCGCGCAATCTACAGTCCCCGGTGGAATCGTTCAAGTATTTCAAGGAAACGGAGATTGGAATTTTAACTATCCAGATGCTAACCCAAACGCTCAAGCAAACGCCGATAAAATCTTTGCCCCAATCAAAACTGTAATTGATGATTTGATCGCAAAAGGATATGAACACATCGGTCTAACGTATTCGGCAAATCAAGACCAAACCATCGAAATGTTTAACGCATACGAATTCGTCCATGATGAAACTGCCAAATTGTCACAAAAAGTCCAAAATGGTGAAATCAAACCGGAAACTTTTACCCTACTTGCCGGTTCGGGTCAAGCATTTGTTCTTGGGTTTCAGAAAACATTATTGAGCGGCGCTACATACAACAAAAAGTTCAGAATTATTCCGTTTAGTACGATGAAACACGCGGGAGCGTTGAATGGTGATTCGCCAGACGATAAAAAACTTGGTAGTATAAGTGATTGTATCAGTTTTGCTGATTTATTTTTACAGCAGCCAAACAGTATTATATTAGGATGGAGCAGCGATCCTTTAAAAGTATTAAATGAAAAAGTTGTTTTAGAATTACAGCGTTCAAACCAACGTAATGATATTACCGGATGGATTTCGATAGGAGGTAACATGTGCCGAAAAAACGTCAAACAACCAGTAAATGGAGTAGTATTAATGAATACGTACGCTAGGTGGGCATTCTCGAAGTGGAACCCCACTTCTCAAGTAAGTATTTCATCCACCAGGATACCACCATCATCAGGAGCAGCGAATAAATTCTCAAGAGCAACGGCAACGGCAACGGCAACAGCAGCAGCAGCAGCAGCAGCAGCAGCAGCAGCAGCAACAGCAGATAATTTCTTAAGAGGAACACCACCATCACCATCAC